CTGGACGATCTCCGTGACCTGGTCCGCCGTCGGTGTGGCCAGGAGTTCCTCGAGTGTGCTGATCCTAGGTTCCACGTCTCCCCTTTATGTCAGGTTGGCTAGCCGCCGAACGTTCCCTTGCTGATCGTCCCCGTCGGCTGGCACACGATGCTCTGTGTGACCTTGCCGGTACTCGGCGCGGCGATGCGGTTGCTGCTGAGCTGCATGCTGCCCGAGTACTTGACCGCGCCGGCGCCGTTCCCCTGAGGCCCCCACTCCCAGGGAACGTCTTCGCCGCTGGTCATGGCCGTCCAGATGGCGGCGTCCGCCGTCGGGTCGTAGGCCAATGCCGCGTTGAGCGCCGAGGAGATGATGCCGAACACCCGCTGCACCCAGGTCGCGCTGTAGACCTTGATGTCGTCCGAGTCCACGTCAAAGCCCAGATCGCTCGACTCCGCGTACGGCGACGCGTCCAGGTCGCCGATCTTGAGATAGGCCTTGCTGCCATGCCCAAAGGCCATGTTGCTCCTTCCTCTGGGGCGCTATCGGCGCCCGAACGCCAGGAACCAGGTCGCCGCGGGGCCCGTGCCCGTCAGCGTCCAGCTCACCCGCAGATACTGCCTCACCGTGCCCGTCACCACCTTCACCTCGGAGCCTACGTCGGTCAGCGCCGTCACTGTTGCCAGCGTGTCCCAGTCCAGATCGTTGGCCGAATCCTCCACTGTCACCGTGAGCTCGGGCGTGTCGCCGCTCATCGCCGTGCACAGCAGGTAGGCCGCTCCGCCGTTCGACGAAGCGGCGCCGTTGTCCACGCTGGCGCTCGGGCTCGTGCCGCCGGCGGCCAGGGCCCGCAGCACGCGGCACAGATCGGCCTGGCCCACAGCCAGGTAGCCGACGGGTAGGCGCACGATATCGTCACCTGCGGCCGTGATCTGCGGTGAGTCTGGCTTGATCACGCCGCAGTGCGCCAGTCGCCCGACGGCGTCACCCTGCGGCAGAAACGCGTATGGCCTGCCCGCCGTCGCCTCGGCCATCTGCGCCCAGGTGGCCACCGCGTTCTTGTCCGCGGCCGGGTCGTACGCGCCTCCGGTGAGGGGCAGCGCCGCACGCCGGTGGCCGGGAACCCGGGTGACGAACGTGGACCCCCACGGCTTGTAGTCGACCATGTCCACGTCATAGTTCACGCCGCCCGACTCGACGTAGTCGCTCATGTCCAGCGTGTGGACGTAGAGCCGCGCCCTGGATCCGTGCCCAAACGCCATTCCAGCCTCCTACCCGCCCCGGATTCTCATCCGGCAAGCTCGATCCGGTACTGCGCCCCCACTTGGACCCAAGGCTCGCCGGCATCGTCATCCTCTACCATGTCCGGCAGGTCCCCCGCCCACGTGGTCCGCCAGTGCGTGTGTCCCGCGACTACAAGGCTCTGCAGGTTCAGGAGCGCCCGTACCCGGGCCAGCGCAGCCAGAATCCCGCTCTTGTCGTAGCCCCGAGTGATGATGCGGACTTGGTACAGGTAGGTCTCATCGACCTGGCATCTGTACGTGTAGCCTGGCGCCGGCGAGCCCACCTTCTGGTAGACCAGGTAAGCCCCGTCGGGATCCGGCGCCAGGGTGTTGTGCACCCCACCGGGCAGGTAGCCCAGCAGCGTGGCGTCGCCGGCGAGCAGGCTGTACAGCGCGTCCTCCAGAGCCTGCACCTAGCGCCTCACCGTCGCCGAGACGCGCCAGTCGTCCGTCCCGCTGCCCATCACGCCCCCTTGGCAATCGCCGTCATGCCCGCGATGAATTCACCGCGCCGCTTCTCCACGCTCGGCCGCAGGAAGGGACGCGGCTTGATCTTGCCCAGCGGCGTGCCGAACTCGAGCTTCAAGGCATAGTCCGCCGAAAAGCCCGCTTCCCAGTCCGCCTCGCCGTTCTTCTTGGTGTAGCCGGTGGACGCCAGGTGGCCGTAGTCGGTGATCGGCGGCTCGCCCGGCGCGGAGGCCTGATGCGTCCTACTGCCCCGCTTGTAGATGAGCCCCGATCGTGGCGGCGTGTCGATGAGTTGCTGCGCATCGGCCAGTATATCGTCGGCAGTGTGCTCGCAGAGGCGGTCGGCCTTCTCGACGGCCCCGGCGGTCAGGATCGGGAACAGGTTGAAGACGATCTCGATGGTCGTTTCCTCACCCGCCATCAGCTCACCTCCACGCACACCGCCCGCAGCGCCGTTTCCCACGCGCCCCCCGAGGCGAACCCCACCACCTCCAGGGTCCGCGCCCCGATCACCAGCCGATCCTTGCGCGTCACGTCCGCGTCGTGCGGCAGCGTGACCATCCAGTACTGCGCACCCCGCTGCGCCCCGAGGGCCAGGTACTCCCGCGGCACGCCCCGCGAGGAGAGCCGGCACGACGCCGTCCCCGCCGACGTCCAGGACTGCGACGTACCGCCGGCGGCCGTGCGCGTGTCCGTCGCTCGCTGGATCGTCGCCGTGTCGGGCAGCCAACGCTCCTGATCTTCACGGTCCAGGCTCAGCTCCCCCGGCGTGATGCTCATGCCTCACTCCCCGGCGGCCCATAGGGATCCGCATAGGAGATGGTGTCCGCTCCCGCCTGATACGCCGCGCCGGTGAGTGCGTCGGCCCCCAGCGCCTCGCACTCGGCGTCGGCCATCGCGTACTGCGCCGCGGCATGGGCGTGGATCTGGCTCCGATCGCGCGACGCCCCGTCGGTGTTGAGGTCGTAGTGGCTCGCCGTCGCCTGCATCACCGCCCGCCAGACCTCGCGCCGGGCCAGCGCTCGCAGCTTGCGGATGTTGTCCCGCCCGCTGACGTCGGCGACGTCGTCCACGCCGTAGGCCGCGACCGCCTCGTTGGCCGCCTCGTCATAGTGGCCGCCATCCACCGTCCAGCCGAGCGTCGTGGCGACGGCAGCCAGCACAGCGTGCATGTACGCCTTGAGTGTCGCCTCGCTGTAGCTCGCCGGGATGGCCATGGTCTACTCCCCACTCAACCGGGGCCCGAGCGCCGCCAGGATCTCGTCGGCCTTTGCCTCGCCGATTCCCTTGATGCCCAGCAGTGCCTCACGCAGCGCCTCGGGTGCGAGCCGGGAGGACTGCTGCGCTCGGGCGACCTCCTTCTCGGCCAGCGCCTCCTCAAGCGCCTCGAGGAGGTCGGCCACCAACTCGGCGCGGCGCATGGCCAGCACGGCCCTGTCGCGCCCCTGCAGGGCGCGCAGAGCCCCCAGCTGCTCGCCCACGGCAGCGCGCCGCCCGAGCGCCTCGCCGGCCGCCTGGATGCGCTCCTGGGCTACCTGGTCACGCGCCGCCAGTACCGAGATGTGCATGCTCTCTCCTCAGGCCCCTACTGCGGCCTACTCGAACGCGATGACGGTGATGGTGTGGTCTGCGGAGAAGTCGTTGGCGTCCCCGGCATTGATCAGATCGATGCGCTGCTCCACCGTGCGCAGGATGGTGGTCCCCGACCAGGCGAGGGGCGCCCCCGTCGCCGTCACCCGCACCTGCACGATGGCCGCCGTAGGCGCAAAGCCCAGCGGCACCAGCACCCGATCCAGAGCCACCTCCACGGCGTTGGGCACGTGCGCAACGCGCACCGTCCGCTTCAGACCGGCAGCTGCTCCATCGTGCATCGCCGCGGCGTCCCAGCCGTTATCCACGCCCTGCATGTCTGTTGCCAGGGCCAGCACCACAGCGCCCGGCGCGTCGGCGACGACGAGCACCTGGTTGTTGGAGATGTCCACCGCCGTGACGGCCTCGGTCCCTGAGGCGTTGATCGCGGCGATCAGCGCGTTCGTGGCGTGCTCCGGCGTGTCATCCGCGTGGCCGGTCACGGCGATGGCGCCGGCGGCCGCCACGCCGTCCGCGGCGCGGTCGAACTCGTACACGTCCACACCGATGGTGACGGTCTCCTCGTCAGCGACGTTGGCCGCCACGCGCAGCACCCCATACGCCAGTAGGCCCGGGAACTGCACCAGGCTGTTCACCTGCGCTGCCGTGGCCGTCAGGTCCGCCAGCTTCTGGAGGTCGGCGGCCGCCAGATCGTCGTTGTCCAGGTAGTTGACCTCGGCCGCCGTGGCCGTCACGTCGTTTGCCCCCGCGGCCAAGGCGTGTTCGTGCTTGGCAGTCGTGGAGCCGTCGGTCAGCTCCTCCGCCTCGGCGCCGGTCATGTCAGTCGCGGCGAAAAAGGTCCCCGCCTCGTTGAGCTGGGCACCCGTCGCGGTGAGCGCCGTGCCGCCCAACTTGAGCACGGCACCGGACTCGAGATTCACCTCAGCCTCGCCGCCAATGACCAGCTTCTTCAGGATGCGCAGCCAACGCAGCGGCCCAATCGCTTGTCCGCTCATCGTGCTCCTTTCCCGTCAGTCTCCTGACGCCGGGGGCGGCATGGCCACCGCCCCCGCACTCTGCATCTATCCGCCCGGGCGAGCCCTAGACGGCCAGCGGCGCATCGTACCCTGCCGGGATGGCGTAAGCGCCGGCGCCGACAAAGTAGACCAACGCAGCGATGCGGTTCTCGACGCCAAAGCCGGCGTAGCGGATCATGCTGAGCTTCTCCAGGCTCTCCTGCTGCACCGACGTCTCCGGGAAGAAGCCCTGCAGCGCGGCGCTGGCGTACTCGCGCATGGCCACGGCGGGGCCGGCGCCCTGCGCGTGGGCGACCATGTAGCCCGCGGGCAGCCCACGCCACTCCACGACCCAGCAGTTGTCCACCTTGCCGAGCACCTCGTCGCCGATCCCCCGCTCGATCATCGCCCCCAGGCGATCGGTGGCCACCCCAAGGACGATGTCCGGATCCGTCACCGGCACGAACGCCGTCAGTGCCGTGACGTCGTCCACGAGGCTCGTGGCGATGTAGACCACCACCGGCCCCGTGTTGGAGGGGTGCTCCATCAGCTCGTCGTAGATCGTCGGGAACGGGTTCGCGGCGTCAGCGATAGCCCCGGCCTGCGCCAGGTAGTGGGTGTCGGTGGCCACCGCCCCGCCCACGCGCACGTAGGTCACCGCGTCGCCATTGGCCAGAGGCTCCACGGTCAGGTTGCCGAACTCCTCATCGGTGAACGTCCAGGCGACGTTGTCCAGGAGCGCCGCCAGGTAGTGCCGGCGCATCCAGTTGGCGTCCCGTCGCATCGCCTCGATGGTCTGGACGTTGGCCTCCTCGAGCGTCATCAGGGCCCGAGAGACGCGGTTGGTCCCCCAGGCCGTGCCGCCGCCCTGGATGGGGAAGGCCACGGTGTAGTGCCCCTCTTCGCGCACCGGTCGAGGGTTGCCGTTCTCATCCAGCGGCTGCAGGGTGCCCGAGCCGGGCAGCCGGAACTGGATCTGGTGATCCGTCGTCCGGCGCACCATCGACCCGAGCATCGCGTTCAGCTGCCGGGTGTGCTCGTCGGCGCTCTCGCGGATGGCGTCGATTACCACGCGCACGCCAACGGTCGTCACGCGCTCCTTGGCCAGGTGCGCGTGCTGTACGAAACCATATGCCAGTTCATTGGCCATGGTCGTTTACCTCCTACGGCCCGAACGGGGCCGATACTCCCCGGATCCTCGGAGAGGGTCTGCTCTACAGGGCGATGCGCAGGGCCTTGTCGGCCGTGGTGTGCCCCCACACGGGCGTCACCTCGCCGATGGCCGCCAGGCCACCCACCGCGGCGTCGGCCATGAGGCCCGGCGTGTCCGACAGGAACACCGAGTCGCCATAGTCGAGGCCGTCCAGCACGTCGCCGACGTCCACGATGCCCCGCCGCACGGCGGTGATGGCCAGCCCGGCGGCGTTCGCCGACTTGATGGCGATCCCCTTGGGCAGGATCACCGCGTCGGCGTCGGCCAGCACGATGGCCCCGGTGGCATCGTCGATCCCCACGATCTCGCCGGCGTCGATCGCCTCGCCCGCCGGCCCGGTGAACTGCTCGATCACCTCCACGGCCGCTACCTCGTTGGCCGTGACAGCAGCAAGATCTGCCATGTCGTCCCTCCCGGGTATGCCTGGCTAGAAGCGCGTCCGCCAGGCCTTCTTGCGCTTCTCCTCGTCCGTCATCTGCCCGCCCTTGCGGCTGGGGTCCGGCGTCGGGGGCACGCCCCGCCCGCCTCCCGGCGGCCGCAGGGCCTCGCGGTTCTGCGCGATCCAGGCCAGCTGCTCGACACTGTCGAGCTTGTCCAGGAGCGCCAGCACGTGTGCCGGCAGTCCTTCGCGCTCCGCCTGGAGGTAGCCCTGCAGCGCCCCCTCGAGCTTGTCCACCCGCTCCCCGAGTGGCTCCAGCTCGGCGATGCGCGCCTCCGCCTTGGTCGCCCGGGCCTCGGCCTGCTGGGCCAGCTCCTCGAAC